TTTTTACAGGTTCAGTTATAATTTCAGCAGGGTCTGATACAGCACAAGTAAAACGTACCACAAATACACCAACTTAAAAAATGCCTAGATTAGTTGACGATCAGTTATTTGGAAAAGAACCAAATATTATTGACCCTGATCTTATTGATGGTGGTTTAAGAAGTAAACAGTTTGCAACGATATTAGATTTGCTAGGTTACGGTGAGATCCATGGGATACACGACCCAGAAGGTGATGGTGAAGACACATTTAGGAAAAGTATATTTTTAGATGGGACACCAATACAAAATGCTGATGGAACAGAAAATTTCACAGATGTAACGGTACATATGAGAAATGGCACATCAGATCAAATTGCTGTTCCTGATATTAATGGCGTAGAAAATACTATCCCTGTCGGGGTAGCCCTTACAAATTCACCTTTCACCACAACAAAAACAGGAACTTATACTCTTGCAGGGAGTGGTGGACAAACAGTAGGTGGTGTAACTCTTGGCCCAAATCAGATGCTTGTTGAAATTTCTAGTCACGGATATTCTGTTGGGGAAGTAATCCACTGGGAAAATACAACTGCTACTGCAACTGTTCAAACAGATAATCCTCAGACACAAAATATTCTTTCTGTTCCTGATAGTGGAAAATTTGTAGTCAATACAACTTTTGAGGACACTTCATTTCAAAATGGAGCTTGTGAGGTAAAAACAAGTGTTGGTTTGTCTAGATCAATAACAAATACAAGTGTTGATAAAGTCAGAGTGACAATGCAGTTTCCATCCTTACAAGAGTTTAAAGATGATGGAGATATTATTGGTGCAGAGGCAAAAATTTCAATAAGAATAACAGAAAATAATGGCAATATAAGAAATCCTGTTATTTTAGATGCCACAAATGGAAGAGCTACAAGTCCATACGTTAAAGATTATGAAATAGAATTTTTTACAGAGGCAAAATATTTTGTAGTTGCTGGTGTTGTTACAATACAGCTTGAAAATCATGGTTTTTCTCAGGGCGACAGTTTAGCGTTAGATTTTAGAGAGGGTGGTTTTAATGGTCTTGCAGGAACAACTACAGTTTCATCTGTTACTGATGCAAATAATTTTGTAATTGTATTTAATAATCCACCGATTCAATTCGGGGATGTTAATGGTCAAAAAGTACATATAACAGACCAATTACAATTTCCAATCGTTTTAAGTGTTATCAGAAATACGGCAGATGGAACAGATACAAGATTACAAAACAGTACTAACTGGTTGTCATATACAGAAATTCAAACAGATACAAGCACATATCAGGGGTTTGCTTATGCAGCAATAAGGTTTAATGCTCAAGAATTTCAGTCATATCCAAAAAGAATGTATCGTGTTAAAGGCACAAAGGTAAAAATACCAGATACAAATGGTGGCCTCACACCAATAGTAGTTCATGACCAAGCACAGGCCACTTCTTTAGGGCTTGGCACTGTAGATAGTTTTGGCTTTATACATTATCCAGATGGATATGTTTTTAATGGGACTTTAAAATCAGTTAAAGAGTGGACAAGTGATCCAGCTTGGATTTTATTTGATATTTTGACTACAGATAAAGGATTTGGTGGGTCAGAAGGTTTTATAACAGAAGATCAATTAGATGTATTTTCATTTTATTCAGCAAGTGCTTATTCTAGCACTTTGATTTTTGATAGAAGAACACAGACAACAGAGCCACGCTTCTCAACTAATGTAGTTTTGAATAAAAAAAATGATGCCTATACCTTGATAAATGACTTATGTTCTGTAATGAACGCTATGCCTTTTTATGGTGTTGGTACATTACAAATCGCACAAGATCGACCAACAAATTTAACTAATAATACATCAGAGCCACAGTATATTTTTAATCTTTCAAACGTTACAGAGGAGGGTTTTACATATCAGGGTGCAGGGAATAGAACAAAATTTACTGCTGTTGAGGTGGCCTATTTTGACAATGAAACACAACAGATAGATTTTGAAAGAGTAAATTTTGATACTAGCATCACAGATAAATTGGGATTTGTTAGAAAGACATTAAAATCTTTTGCCTGTACTTCCAGAGGTCAGGCAAATAGATTAGGTCGGTGGTTTTTATATTCGCAACTATATGAAGCTGAAGTTGTTTCATTTACAACAACACTCGAAGCTGGTGTAATTGTAAGACCCTCAACAATTATAGGCATACAAGATCCTGTCAAGTCTGGTGTTCGCAAAGGTGGAAGAATAAAAACAGGAGTATCTACTACACAAATAATTGTTGATGCAAGAACTATTGATGGTAATGACTTATCACATGAATCAGGTGCAACTTTAAGTGTAGTTTTATCTGATGGAACAACTGAAAGTAAAACTATATCAACGATAGATGGTACTACAATTACTGTTTCTTCAGCCTTTTCTTCAGTTCCTCAATCAAATAGTGTATATGCAATAGAAAGTGCTTCTGTTAAATTACAAATCTTTAGAGTAATATCCATTGAAGAAAAAAATGACTGTCAATATACAATAACTGCTTTATTTCATGCACCAGATAAATATAATTTTGTGGAAAATTTAGAAATACCACAAGCAAGAAGTATAACAACTATTTTAAAAGAAAAGCCAGCACCTAGTAATTTAACTGCTTCAGAACAGATTGTTACTTTAAATAATCGTGCTGTATCAAAAATATTTGTCAGTTGGCAACCAGTACAAGGTGTAAAAGAATATTTAATTGAATCTCAATTTAAAAAACAAAATGAAAATAATTTTGATAATCCAGAAAAATTTAGAGTTGCAAGACCTACATTTGAATTATTTGAATCACAGTTAGGCACATATACATTTAAAGTAAAATCTTACAATGCTTTAAATAAATTAAGTAGAGACACAGCAGAAGTTGAATTTATTGCGGTAGGAAAAACTGCACGACCATCAGATGTACAAAATTTATCTGTTGAGACTTTAGATGACCATTTTGTAAGATTAAAGTTTGATGCTTCACCAGATGTTGATGTGACGCATGGAGGCACAGTGGAAGTAAGAGCTTCAAGCAATCCTACTGGTGGTGGTAACTTTAGAAATGCTATTACACTTGAAAGGCTGTCTGGTAATGTAACTGAGGCAGTTGTTCCAAATATAAGAAATGGTGAATATATTTTAAAATTTAGAGATGATGGTGGTCGTTTAAGTATAAATGAAACTTCAGTTATATTTAATACCCCAGTACCAAGACCTAAAGTAATTGTTCTTGCAGATAGAGAGGATCTTGACACACCTAAATTTGGTGGAGCAAAAACGAATTGTTTTTTTAGTGATAGTGTCAATGGTCTTGTTTTAGACTCAACAACACAATTTGATTCTGTTATAGATGTTGACCAGATTTCAGATTTTGATTTTAGTGGCCCTGTTACAAGTTCTGGTGTTTATGAATTTGCAAATACTTTAGATTTAGGTGGTAAGCAAGATATAAATTTTACAAGGCATGTTGTTACACAAGGATTTCTTCCTAATAATTTAATTGATAGTAGGACAGGGAATGTTGATACATGGACTGATTTTGATGGTTCTAAAAGTGAAGATGTTGATGCTGAACTATTACTTGCCCATACTGATTCTGACCCTGATACATCTGTCAGTGCTACCTATGCACAAAGCGGAACAACTATAACGATTACAAAATCTTCGCATGGATACACTGCTGGAAATTTTGTTACTGTTGATTTTACAAGTGGAAATGGCGTTGATGGTCATTATGAAATTAAAACAGTACCAAATTCAAATACATTTACATTGACTGCTTCAGCAAGTCAAACAACAAGTGGAAACTGCACATATAGTGCAGAGTTTACAA